GCGCTTGGGCACGTGACGGGCTGACCGACGAAGACATAGCGCACAACATTGGCATTTCCCGCTCCACCCTGAAAGAGTGGAAGAAAAAGATCCCGGCCATATCGGCCACCCTAAATACTAATAAGGCTATAGCCGATATCCGAGTAGAGAATGCCCTCTACAAAAAAGCGATCGGCTGCACCGTCAAGGAGAAAGTCATTTCCAAAATCAAAAACCCGGACGGCACAGTCACAGAAACAGAGAGAATAGTGGAAAGAGAGCTGCCTCCGGATACAACGGCCGGGATCTTCTGGCTGAAGAACCGGAAACCGAAAGACTGGAGAGACAAGCAGGAAGTTGAGCTCTCCGGGAACGTAGGCATGACAGACGCGCTAAAGAAAGCGAGGGAGCGAGTGAATGAACACCGAAATAGTAAGTGACCTTGCTGGACTGGCGAAAGACCCCCTCAGTTTCGTCTACTGGGCTTTCCCATGGGGGGAAGGACTCCTTACCCATCAGGACGGGCCCGAAGCCTGGCAGAAGGAAATACTGGGCCATATAGGCGAAAACGTATCCCCGGACAGAGTCATTCAGGAAGCCGTCGCCTCAGGCCACGGTATCGGGAAATCCGCTTTGGTATCCTGGCTGATCCTATGGGCGATCTCCACCCATGAGAATACCCGCGGCGTCGTCACCGCCAACACCGAGACACAGCTCCTCACGAAGACATGGCCGGAGCTTATGAAATGGCATGCCATGTTCCTCGCAAGAGATTTATTCAAAGTCACCGCCACTTCCATATTCGCAGCCGAAGACGGTAAGGAAAAGAACTGGCGTATCGACGCTATCCCGTGGTCCGTGGCCAACCCGGAAGCCTTCGCGGGTTTGCATAATCAAGGAAATAGAACCATCCTCATCTTCGACGAAGCATCTGCCATAGACGATAAGATTTGGGAAGTCGCGGAAGGCGCATTAAACGACGCCAACACAGAAAGACTTTGGTGCGCCTTCGGGAACCCGACACGAAACACTGGAAGATTCTACGACTGCTTCCATAAATTCCGTCCATACTGGCACACCATGCAGGTGGATTCCAGATCCGTCAGATTTTCAGACAAGACAAAGATTTCCCAGTGGGAAGAAGCCTACGGAGCGGACAGCGACTTCTTCAAAGTCCGAGTCACCGGAGACTTCCCGGACGCCTCAGACCTGCAGTTCATCCCATTAGGCCTAGTCAAGAAAGCAGCGCAAAGGAACCTGCATGAAGGGCAATACAAATTCGCCCCCTGCGTCATAGGCGTAGACCCCGCATGGTCCGGCGGCGACGCCACCTCCATCTACCTACGTCAGGGGCTCTACACCAAGAAACTGGCAAGGATCCTCAAGAACACCAATGACATGACCATAGCCAACATGATCGCCCGCTTCGAAGACCAGTATCACGCAGCAGCCGTCAACATCGATTTAGGATACGGGACCGGCATCTACTCCGCTGGCACCACCATGGGGAGAGCGTGGAACCTCATCTCCTTCGCGGGTTCCTCCCCCGATCCGTCATGCGTCAACATGCGTGCCTACATGTGGTTCGCTATGAAGAAATGGTTCCAGACCGGCGGCGTCATCGAAGCCGACCAGACCTTAATCGACGACCTCACCCATGTGGAAATCAAACCCACCATGGACGGCCGCATTCAGCTCAGGTCCAAAGACGAAATGAAAAAAGAAGGCATCCCGTCGCCAAATGACGCAGATGCCCTCGCACTGACCTTTGCCGTCCCCGTCGTCAATCGGAAAAGGAACGGCAAGGCCAACACCAGTTACCAGTTATTCTGAAAGGAGACACCATGTGCGGAAACCCATTTAAATCCCCCAAAGTTCCGGCGGCGCAGAAAGTCGATCCGACCGTCACCGACGTAACCAATTCTCAGGTATCAGACGACAGCGGTGACACCGAAGCCAGCAAGAAAAAGAAAAAGCAGGGATTCGCAGCCACACGTCTTGCGACGCTGCTGAGTAATGCAGGAAGCAAGGACACCTTAGGATGAATACCATCTTAGCCAGCGCCATGCCCCCGGAAGCCCTTCCGGCGGATGGACAGAACATCAGAGCACCGGACAAGCACGCCGCCCTGTCACGGATCAAGCTCCTGAAGAACAAAAGAAACCCCTATATCGAACGATGGAAAGCCATCAGAGACTATGAGCTTCCCTTTCTGGGGGAATTTGATGACACCGACGATGAGACAGACAAAGGCAGAAGACGCGACCTTGCCATCAGCAACGGCGTTGCATGGCTCGCCAATCAGGCCTTCGCAGCCGGTATCATGTCAGGGCTTACACCGCCTTCCAGGCAGTGGTTCAAGTTCGGTTTCTCCTCGGATCAGGAAAACATAGAAGCCGAGAGACTCCTTGACGAACGGCAGGCCATCGTAGAAGCCGTGCTGCACAGATCCAACTTCTACAACACCATCCACGCCTGCTACACAGAGCTTCCCTTCGGGCAGGCGCCTATCGCTGTATTCCCATCACCGGAAAGCGGCGTCCGCTTCCAGGCATTCACCATTGGTTCCTACTACATTGACACCTCAGCAGGGAACCGCATCAATACATTTGCCCGGAAAATCAAAATGAACGCTGACCAGATCGTGCAGCAGTTCGGGAAAGACCATTTGCCAAGGAACGTACAAGACGCGTTCAACACCCCATCGAGACGCTATGATATGGCCTTCGACGTGTGGTGGCTCGTCATGCCTAATGACAGCAAAAGGAACGGCCCATCGAATAAGGACATGCCCTTCCAGTCCCTCTACTGGGTAGACGGGCAGGATCCCAATGAAAACGGCGGCTTCCTCTATACCGGTGGCTTTGAAGAATGCCCTGTATTGGTGGCCAGATACCAAGTCACGGGTAACGACTCCTACGGGAAAGGGCCCGGATGGTACGCCGAAGGCGATGCCAAGTCCCTGCAGATCATGAAGAAGGATTTCCTGACCGCGATTGAACTTACCGTCAAGCCGCCTTTGACCACGGATGCCAGCACCTATCAGAGCGGCGTCAACTGCTATCCCGGCGGCGTCACTGTCACCAATACCCAGATGGGAGGGCAAGGCGTCGTTCCCCTGTTCCAGGCACCGACCAACCTGCAGTGGATGGCGCAGGAAATCCAGAGACTTGAAGACACCATCAAGAGGACCTATAGCGCCGACCTCTTCCTCATGCTCGAATCCATCGACACACCGCAGATGACCGCGAGGGAAGTCATGGAACGCCAGCAGGAAAAGCTGCAGCAGCTAGGCCCGGTCGTCGAAAGACTCCAGGATGAATTCTTAACCCCCATCATCGAACGGGTTTACAACATCCTTGAGAGAAACAATCTCTTCCCGCCCATCCCTGATGAGCTCGCAGCCGAACTTTCCGAAGCCGACGTGAAGATTGAATACATTTCTCCGCTTGCCCAGGCACAGAAAATGAGTGGTCTTGTGAACATTGAACAAGCCCTCGCCTTCGTAGGACAAATGGCGCAGCTCTATCCAGAGTCCCTGAAGATGGTAGATCCCTTAGGCACCGTCAAGAAATACTTCGACCTCTTAGGCGCTCCGGCGGCTATGCAAAGAGGGATCGAAGAAGCGACAGCTTTGATCCAGCAGGAACAGCAGGCCATGATGCAGCAGGAAGAAGAGCAGAAACAGCTCGCGCAGGCGCAGGCACTGGCCCCTGTCGCACAGGCAGCCAAGAACCTATCTGAAGCCGCGCAGAACGGAAACCCCGCTCTTCAGAACCTATTAGGCGTCAACGGGCCAGGAGGACCATCAGTATTATGAAACACGCCATCGTAGATCCAAATTCCAGAGACGCCCGCTGGCAGAAATACTTTCAGCAGTGTCAGAAAGACAAAGACATAGACGCCATCAAGAAAGTCGTCAAGACAGAAGAGGGAAGGTGGATCCTTTCCCGGATCCTAAACATGAGCGGACTCAACACCAGCTCATACACAGGGAATGCCGAGACCTACTTCCGGGAAGGAAGAAGAGAAGTCGGCATCGAAATCACCAACCTGATCCTTGACACCTTAGGCCTTGAAGAAGGACATAAGTCGCTGCAGGCGATCGACAAAGATTTCATAGACTTCAAAATCCGGCAGAACCGGATATTCAACAAGGAGGACTGAATATGGATACCCAGAACAATGACATGAACACTGGAACCGATCAGCAGACACCACAGAACACACCTGTAGACAATCAGCAGAACCCACAGGGCGCAGAAGCCCAGGGGAACCAGAACCAGCAGACCACGCAAGACAACAAACCATCCGGCACCCTGTTATCAGGAGCGGGGAAAGCCACAGGCGCTCCGGACACCTATGACTTCACTGCATCCCTTCCGGATGGGATGGAACTTGACCAGGACACCGCCGACTCCTTCGGCGAACTCGCGCGAGGCATGAACCTCACCAATGACCAGGCAAACGAACTGGCCAAATTTGGCTATGAATGGGCGGGCAAAGTCGGGGAAGCCTACCAGAAGGCGCAGCAGGAAGAGGCAGACGCTAACGCCGCTGCAGCCATGAAAGAACTGGGCAAAGACTTTGAACCCACAGTCGCAAGAGCCGGGGTCCTCATGAACTACCTTGAAAGGCAGATCCCCGGCATCCGAGACTCCTTCGCAGGATCCGCTGTATTCTCATCCCTTCCCATGCTGAAAGCCTTCGCCATCCTTGGCGATCTGATTTCCGAAGACGGCGGAATCAAGACCAATACAGCAGCCGCCACCAAAGAAGACAATCCATACCCCAATACTGATTGGGAATCGTTAAAAAGATAAGGAGATAAACCATGGCAACCATTGGAAACCTTGCACTCAATTTCAATGACCTCCGAAAGCGTCAGGCACCGGACGGCACCATTGATCACATCATCGAAGTATTAAAACAGTCCAATCCCATCATGGACGACATCAAGTGGAAACAGGGCAATCTGCCGACTGGTAACCAGACCACGCAGCGCACCTCCATCCCGACACCGTCCCTCCGCGCCATCAATAAAGGCGTGCAGCCGACCAAGTCCAGCACCAAACAGGTAAGAGACACCTGCTGCATTTTGGAAGCCCGCTCCCGCGTCGACATCGAACTCCTTCAGCTCGAACCGGATCCGCAGGCATTCCGCCGCTCTGAAGACGACGCGCATATCGAAGGCTTCTCTGAAAAAGTCGCCAGCATGATCTTCTACGGCGACTCCGACGAGAACCTCGACGAATTCAACGGCTTCGCGAAACGCTACGATCACTTCGGCGGAAACAAAGGAGACTACTCCTATCAGGTCAGAGACGCAGGCGGCAAGACCAGCGGCGCCCTTTCCTCCGTCTGGCTTATCGGATGGAGCAACAGCGTTTCCGGCATTTACCCGAAGTACGGTTACGCAGGCCTTAAGATGAGAGACCTCGGAGAACGCACCGTAGAAGACGCAGAAGGCGGCTCCTATCAGGCACTTGAATCTCTCTTCACATGGAAGCCGGGCCTGATGGTGGCGGATCCTCGCATGGTAGCAGCTGTCAGAAACATCGACACCACTACTCTCCTCAAAGCCACCGACGCGCAGAAGAAGAGCTTCATGGATCAGCTCATTTATGCGAAGAACTCCCTCAGAAGAATCCAGGGCGAAAACATGAAGCTGGGTATCTACGTATCCGAGAAAGTCTACGACTTCCTCGAGTCCTACCTCATGGACAAGAACCACGTTCATGTTACCCGTCAGGACTTCGCAAACGGCACTTCTGTACTCGCCCTCTTCGGCATCCCGGTATACAAGGAAGACGCCCTGAAGGATACCGAGCCACTCATTACCGAAGCATAAGGAGGACACCATGATCTACGACACCGAAAACGCATTCATTTTTGATAAAGACGTATCCACCACGCCGGACGTCATCGCAAACGGCATGGGAGGAAACGCAGGCGATGAACTCTTTCTCGCAGCCAAATTCGCCTCTCCACTTACGGCGGCCGCCGTGATCACGCTGAAGACGGCAGACAGCGCCGCTTTGGATAGTGCGGCCACCCTCTGTACATTGACAATCCCGGTAGACGCACAGAAGGGCTTTATCAGAGTCCCCTACGGTGCAAAGAAATTCTACGGCATCTCCGTTACCGGCCCTACCAGCGGCAAGTGCACCATCGCCCTCACACTGGACAGCGAGCTTGAATGAAAGAGATCCACTTAGGTGAGATCGGGGAAAGAAAACTGGAAGACCTTTCCCCCAATGAACTCCGTGCCCTCTGCTGGAAAGAGGGCATCGAGATCGAAGGGGACATCAAGACCAAGAGACAGCTCATCGATCTCATCAGAAAACACTAGGAGGAACCATGTACAGCACAGATATCTGCAACATCGCCCTCTCCTCAATCGGACAGGGACAGATCGATTCCATCGACGAAGACAGCGAGGCAGCGCGTCAGTGCAAACTCTACTACGAATTGACAAGAAAAAACCTTCTTTCTTCCTTCCGCTGGGGCTTCGCGGAAAGATCGGAAAAGCTCGCACTAGTAGACACCACCGTCCCGAAATGGGAATTTGCCTATGCACTGCCAAAGAAATGCCTAGTCGTCCGCCAGCTCTACAACAAGAACGGCGACATCATTGAAACGGATGAATCTGCCAAAGATGATACCTATCACGAGTTTCAGATCGCCCTCATGAACGAGAGTCAGAGGATCATCATGGCAGACATCGAAGATGCATGGATGGACTACACCGCAGATATCGAAAACGCTGAACTTTTCGACTCCTCCTTTGCCGAAGCCCTGGCCCACAAATTAGCAAGTCACATTGCCATGCCATTAAGCGGCAGCCAGAACATGGCACAGTCACAGTACCAGCTCTACCAGATTGCCATCCAGCAGGCCATGTACACCTCTGCGATCCAGAACCACCACAAGCCTTCTTATCCCACCAAGTACTTTGATGCAAGGAGGCAACGATGAGAGAAACCATCTATCTCATGCAGTCATCCTTTGCAACCGGCGAAGTTTCCCCTGAAGTCGCCAGCCGCATAGATATGGAGAAATACCAGGGGGCTTTACTGCAGGCCGAAAACTGCTATATAAGGCCTTATGGCGCTGTATACAAAAGGCCCGGATCGATCTATTGCGGCATGGCCAAGAAGAATAAAGTTCGTCTGATTGAATTCAAGTCTACAGTGAACCATGCCTTTCTCCTTGAAGTAGGAGAAGGGTATATCCGCATCTGGAAGGACGGGAAATTTACCAATCAGGAAATAGAGACCCCTTACAAGGAATCCGAACTTCCTAAGCTCCGCACCTGCCAGAGCGCCGACATCATGTACATCGCCTCCGGCACACATCCCGTCATGCAGCTCAAACACTATTCTGATACCGACTGGCGCTTCGAAGAAATGGTGATGAATAGTCAGTACTTCGATGAGTCCTTAATCGTTAGTAACAACGTGGTGGACGAGACATGGAATAAAGCCGGAACATACGCATGGGAATGTCACAAGACAGGGAACTATACTGTGACCGTAGCGGGCGGCGGTGGCGGCGGAGCCGATACCGTGAGCCACTACAGAGACAGCAGATACAAAGAGGACGGAAGTACGGTAGAAGCTGCTGGCGGTATCGGCGGGAATGGCGCTGCTGTATCACAGACTGTCTACTGCAAAGAAAATACCACTTACACCATCACCGTAGGGGACGGCGGCGAAAAAGGATCACCGGGAAATTCCGGTGGAAATTCCACAGCCTTTGGACTCACCGCGCAGGGGGGCGGCGGGGGACAACTGGGCACATTCACCGGCACAAGAAGAGTGACAGGAAGACCGCACAGGCACTACACCGTATATACGGGGCATGCGGGCGAAGCAGGCATCTCCTATGGCAATGGCGGACAGGGAAGTTATAGCAAAGGGAATCCGGGATGGGTGGCCGTCAAATCCATGGATGAGCCCACACTGACTGTCTCCGGCACCGCAGGTGAAGTCACGCTCTCCTCGGATAAACCCTTCTTCTCTGCAGACATGAAAGGCATGTGGATGAAGATTTCCCAGGACATCGCTTCCAAGTCCGTCACCGCCAGCGGGGCCATGACCACAGATCCCATACCGGTAGGAAACGGATGGAAGATCATCACCCATGGCACATGGACAGGGCAGGTGGTCATCCAGAAATCCACGAACGGCGGCGAATGGAAAGACTTCAGGACCTACAAATCAAATGACGACAACAACGTCAGCGAATCCGGCACCGTCGATGAAGCAGACAATGTCAGGATGAGACTTGTCACCACTGCCGGGAAAGCCGACCTCACATCGACCGCCTACACCAAGTCCGGTATCATTCAGATCGAAACTGTGAATTCAGCAACCAGCGCCACATGCCTTGTGAAAAAAGTCATTGGTCAGGCGGGGAAAGTCGACAGCTACTCCTTCGGCGCATGGAATGAAAAATACGGCTATCCAAGGACCGTGGGATTCTTCCAAGATAGATTGATATTCGCCGGGACGAAGACGCAGCCATACGTCCTATGGATGAGCAAGACCGGAGACTACAACAATTTCTCCGTCGAAAAAGCCTCCGGCACCGTGACAGACGACAGCGCCATCTGCCTTTCCTTTATTTCCCGTCAGCAGGCGGAGATCAAGCACATCTGCCCGGCAAGCGACCTCTTCGTCTTGACCGACTCCAATGAATGGATCGTTTCCGGCGGCAGTACCGTCACACCATCCAAATGCACCAACAAGGCGCAGACCTTCCGCGGATGCACGGAAGTCGAACCTATCTCCATCGGCAGCCGTCTGATCTACGTGCAGAAACGGACCCAGACCGTGCGAGACATGGCCTACTCTTTCGAGACCGATTCCTATGATGGCATGGACCTTACCCTTTTTGCCAAGCACCTTTTGATAGGAAAGACCATCGTAGACGCTGCCTACATGCAGGATCCCGACTCCAGACTGTATTTCGTCCGTTCCGATGGGGAAATCATCTGCCTCGCCTACATCAATGACCAGAAAGTCTACGCATGGTCCCATATCATCACAAAAGGGAAGTATCTTTCCGTCTGCACCGTGGCAGCCGAAGAAACCGACGAAGTCTACACCGCCGTCGAAAGAGACGGTAAAACCTATATCGAGAAGATGGAAGCAGACAAAGACTCCAAAGATCCGAAAGACTACATCATGACAGACTGCTCCAAAGTCCTCACCTTTGATGAGCCTGACGACGCAGCGTCAGTCGACTGGATCACCGGGACAGTTTCCGTATTGGCAGACGGGAAATTCTTCGAAGACGTAGAAATCAAAGAGGGGACAGTGACACTTCCCACCAAAGTTTCCTACATGATCATCGGCTACCCCTACAGGATGACCATCGAACTGCCTAACGTAGAAATCCAGGCACAGAACGGCACCTTGCAGGGAAGATATAAAAACGTACGCACCGTTTTCCTAAGACTGCTGCACACCTTAGGCGGAAGTATCGGAAACGGCGTAGGAAGAAATGACACCATCAAGTACGAGGAACTCTCCGATCAGAAGATCCGCCTGTACACAGGAGATAAAGAAATCACCATACCCAACCAGGGCGTAGAGAAGAACGGACGAGTCATCATCACCTCTTCCGATCCCTACCCCTTCTACCTGGCAGCATTGATCAGAGGAGTGATCGTCAGTGAATAACAGCTACTACGGCGTGGACATCCGCACCATCGACAGCCTTGCCATGGCCGACCTTTTATCCCAGATCCTCGCGGGAAACATGCGAAAAGAAGACAGAGAAGAATTAGAAGCCCAGGGGCGCATACCTTATGGCGGCCTCTATGAAAGCATGACAACTTCCATAGAAGCCTACTATGCCATTCATGAGAATATGCCGCTCGCTGCCTTCGGAATCGGCCTATGCCCGGAGGGATGCTCCATCTGGATGCTGGCGGATATCCTCCGAGGAGTAGTTATTGAAGTTAGTGATGTTGAGAGCGATGGAAAAACCACCGAAACCGGATGTGCCGCCCAAAGAAGAACGGACATTGCCTGTCAAATCAAAATCGGTGGGCAGAGTTGTCTGCATATCGTGAGCAAGGTCGTTCATGACCCCGTCAATATCTGCCGCCATACCCTCTGCGGCTTTCACGGCTTCGTCGCCGTTGTCCTCAATGGAGCCGGACAGACCTTTGACAAGCATTTCACCGACCCATGCCATTTCCTTTGAGGGTGAATGGATGCCGAAGAAGCTGCAGATACCGTCCCAAATGCCGGAAATCCAGCCGGAAACTTTATCCCACAGCCAGGAAGCAAGCCCGGTAATGCCTTCCCACAAGCCTTTGACAATATTGCCGCCGATCTCAACGATCTTGCCCATGAGAGAGCCGAACGCCTTTACAATGCCCGCAATAATCTGCGGTACTGCCTTGACGATCTCCACGATGATGGTCGGGAGGTTCTCAATCAGGGCAACAAACAGATCCACGCCAGCCAGGATGATCTTATCCAGGTTGCCGAGGACAGCGTCCACCAAGCCGCTGACGATTTTGGGGATGGCGGCAACGATGGTGGTAATGATCTGCGGCAGTGCCTGAATCAGCGAAACCAGCAGTTTGATGCCCGCATCGATGATAAGCGGAATGGCTCCGATGACCGCATTGATAATGCCGTCAATGATCTTTGGGATTGCTTCTACAATAGCCGTGATGATTTCCGGCTGAGCATCTACCAAAGAGGTGAGCAGCTTGATGCCTGTTTCGATGATCTGCGGAATGCTGTCCAAAAGGAAATCCACAATGGACAAAATCACTTCCGGCAGGGCGTCAATCAGCACCGGGATGGCGTTCAGAATGCCTTCCGCAAGACCCATGATCAGTTGAAGCGCCGCATCCAGGATAAGCGGCAGGTTGTCGATCAGCGTCTGCACCATCTGCATCACGACTTCCACCATTTGCGGTATGAGCGTTGGGAGTGCCTGTGCGATGCCGATAATCAGAGAAGCAATGACCTGCATTCCTGCGTTTACAATCTGCGGCAGCAGTTCAAGCAGTACCGTTACCAGTTCCGTAATGACCTGCAGAACCACAGGCAGAAGGGTTGGAATGGCATTGATGATTCCCTCGGCAAGAGCGCGGATAATGGAAGGTGCACTCTCCAAAATGGCGGAAGCAATTAAGCTGATGAGTTCCACCGCCTGGGGGATCATCTCGGTGACCGTCTCAATAACAGAAGTCACACCGTTTGTAATTTCTTCTCCTGCCTGCTTATTCCCGGCAACCAGGTCGGAAAAACCGTCCATAATCATGGTGATGCCGGGGAGAAGCTCGCCAACCATCCGATTTTTCAGACCGCCTATGGTGCCCTGCATTTTTGTAAGGCTGTCCTCAAAGGCGGCGGAAGCGGCAACGGCCTCGTTGCTCATGATCATGCCGTAGTCCTGGGCTTCCTGCTTTAAGGCTTCAGTTTCCTCTGCGGTCATATTGAGTACCGCCGCCATATCGACAGCGGATTTACCCAGCAGGTCATTTGCCGCCTTGGTTCGAGCCGCACCGCTCTCCATTTTCTGAAGTGCGGATATCACCACAGAAAGCTGTTCATCCTGGCTTTTTCCGTTCAGGTCATCGATAGAAAGGCCGACTGCCGACAGCTTTTGCGCCGCAGAATCAGAACCGCTCGCGGCATCTGTGATTACACCGGACAGCTTTTTCATGCCGCTTTGCAGATTGTTTACATCCGTTCCGCAACGCTGGAACACATAATCCCATTCCTGATAGGACTCGGCGCTGATGCCGATCTTCTGGGAGGTCTTGTCTATGGCGTCCCCGGTTTCGGCTACCTCGTTTGCCATATCGTACAGCTTTTTGCCTGCAGCGACAGCGGCGGTGCCGATAGCGGCCATAGTGACTGCCAGCACCTTGCCCACGGATTTCAGAACAGAGCCGAATTTCTCAAACCTTCCTCCGGCTTCATCACTTTGCTTGCCGGTTTCCTCCACTTCATCGCCCAGCCCGTCTGCAGCCTTTTCCGCATCGACCATTTCTTCGGACATGGCGTCAATGGCTTTTTCGTTATCCGAAACCTCTCGCTCCATGTTGTTGAGAGCGGCTTCGGCATTGTTCAGCTGTATCTGCCACGCCTGGGTGCGCTTATCGTTTTCCCCAAAGGAAGAAGCGGCGTTTTCCAGAGCCGAGCGGAGGGTATCAATTTTTTGCTTCTGTGCTTCGATCTCTTTGTTCAGCACTTGGTTTCGTGCCGTCAGAGCGTTCACCGAGGTATCGTTTTTGCCGAACTGGGATTCTACCAGCTTCATTTCCGAGCCGAGAATCTTAAAGGACGAGTTGATGTCAGACAGCGCCTTCTTGAATTCCTTTTCGCCTTCCAGCCCGATTTTCAGTCCGAAGTTATCTGCCATTCACACCACCGTCCTTTCGTCAGATTCCATCTGGAATAATGTCATCAATGAATCGCTCCCGCTTGGGAACTGCCTGCCCGTTATACTGCTTGTGGCATTCCCAAAGGTCGAGGAGCAAGCCAAACGGCATCAGCCAGGTTTCATCCCACGAAAGATGAAGCTGGGCGATGCCGTAATAGAAAAGCCGGGTAAACAGTTCCTCGTCTGTTACCCGACTTGCGCGTTTTTTGGGTCATTCTCGCTTTCAATATTGCGCTTCGTACCCTTATACAAAGCCTCCATAATAGCGGATTTATACTCCGCAAGATCGGACGGAACAGTGAGAAGCTCCACTTCTTCCTCGGTGAGCAGAGGCTTGGGATTATCCCTGTTCTTGATGTTGAAAATGAGAATGGATTGATTGGCGAGCAAGGCAATCAGCCACACGATCTCACCGATTGCCATTTCAAAGTTCTCGGATTTCATCAGCTTATCTCCGAGGTTTTCAAGACCGCCGTAGCGTCCGGCGATTTCCTTCGTCGCCTTCGTGGTGAGGACAAGAGTGTATTCCTCACCGCCGATATTGATAACTGCGCTGCGTTCCTTATCCATTACTTGCTGCCTCCCGATGCGGCTGCTGTTTTTACAGGCTCATACACCTGCTTGTACCAATCCGTAATGACCGAAGCCGTGACCCCGGTATCTCCCTCGGTGACCTCCGCTTTCCACGGATGCTTGCCGAATGCGTCCGCCTTGTTGCGGCGCATAATCGTGCCTTCGATGGTGGGCGTGGAAAAGGTGATGCTGTCGCCCTTGGTGGCGAGATTGGTAGCGGGAATACCGAACTTGACTCTATAGAGCCAATAGTAACGGTATTTACCATTTGATTTCTTGGCACGAAATCCCACCGCCACGGGATCGCCGCCGTCCTCGGATGCGGAAACCACCACCTTGTTTGCGTCAATGGTAGCGCCTGTAAGATCGGAAGCCACCGTATTGCCAATGTCATCGACACCCAATGAGAGCGTACCGCTCTTGAACTCCTTGACGATCTCTGCCGCGCCGTCATCGGCGTACAGCGTTGCTTCGTTCAGTTCCACCGACAAATCGGCGGTCATTGCTTTGGCAAGCTGAGAAGGGGTGCCGTAGGTTTCTTCGCCGTTTTCATCTTCGGTGATCTTGGCATAGTAAAGTTTATCCAGACCGATTGTTGCCATAGATTTTATTCCTCCGTTTCGTATTCATAGTGCTTGGCTGTGTCCACATTGTAGTGGTGATAGCCCGTTTCGGTTTCATAACCGATGTATTGCCGTGCGGTGACGGTGAAATCTGCACTCAGCAGTTTCCGAACCACCGCATTTTTCAGTTTGGTATAGCTGCCCTTGGTGTAAATGGAAATGCGCACTTCCTGTACATCCACAAGAGGTGCGTTATCTCCGTGAAGCGCAAAGCTGTCCGTCAAGGGAACAAGCACCAGGTATTCATCCAGGGCTTTTTCTGAAAAGACGCCCGTCTCGATGGGTGCAGGCAGACTGCCCAGCACGATTTGAAGTTCTTCTAAAATGCTCACAGCTTTCCGACCTCCTCATCAAATGTCCGTTTCATCGCTTCCTTGCAGGCAGATTTGGATGCGCTTTTGGCAGGCTTCAAAAAAGGCTTTGCCCTCTGACCGTGCCTGCCATATTCGATGATGTTGGCAATTTTTGCGTTGCTATCTCCATCGGAACGAGGCTCGGCAAAGCCGATCTTGATATCGTGATTGCCGTTCTTATCCACCTTTACCGGGGACAAGCCGAGAGAGCGTTCCAGTTCACCCGTGGAACGAGAGTCAAAAGCCGTTCCGCTTCCAATCACAGCGGATAGGTTGCTTTTCACCTTTGAGAGAACCACTTCGCCGCCGGCTACCAGCACCTTTTCGGAGATATCATCCGTCTTGCTTCCCAAGGTGGATAGCTTGCGGAGGAAATCCTCCGGCATCATCATCTGTGCTTTAGCCACTCGGCATCACCCTCTTTGCAAGCACCTCCGTGTACATTCCTTTGCCTTTGACATCCTCCACGGAGGTAATGTCGAAGCGGTCACCGTCACATAAGATGAAGCAGTCGGTCGTGACAGTTACACCTGGAATGGTACGAAAGCGGAACAGATCTGTTGCTTCTGAAAAGACCGCAAGGTTTGCCCACCGCCGGGAGCCGTGCCGACCTTCCCGGTATACACGAATATTGGCAAGTACAACATCCTCAGAGTGGGTAAATCCCTCGCTGTCTTTTATTCTTTCTGTGCGGATGATCTCCGCAAAGCCGTTCATTTTACCGAAACTCATACTTTCCACCTCCGATCTAAGCGTAGGAGCAGATTGACTGTGTTCCAGGTCTGCTGTGCCGCCCCTGTGCTGTCAACGAAAAAGCCGCCTGTCGAGCCATCCCTTGATTCATAGAAATGGCTCGACAGCATAATAACGGCCTGTTCGGTCGTAGGCGGCATAGGATTCTCGGAGTAGTAGCCCTCCGGGATATGCTGATAGCTTTCCGCATAAGAAACAGCGGCGGTGATGTAGCCCTTCAGAAGCGCATCATCCGCCGAATGTTCCAAGATTAAATTTGCCTTGACCTTATCAAGAAGAGTGTCCATCTACCGCCGCTCCTTTCGATTAATTGGTGGATGAAGCAGTACCCTTCATCTGAAGCACCTTGACAGCTTCGGGGAGGATCAGCTTGCCGTCCAGTCTCTTGGATGCAATGAAACCGATCTGTCCGCTTTCTGCAAAACGCTCGTTCAGACGCTTGAAGGTAATGCCCGCACGGTCGCCAATCCAGTAGAAATTGAAATCACCAAATGCCACGGTTTTCTTTCCGGCGGCAATTTCGGGAACAAAGGGAGAGGTATACAGACGCTTGCCGAGCAAGGTGTCAAAACCGCCCTCGTGAAGCGCAGGCTGCCAGAGATACTGCCCATTGGAATCCTTGAGCTTGCGGATGACTTTCATGGAAGAGTCGTTCAAAAGCCATACGGCATTCTTGCGGTATGCGCTGTTCAGAGAATAGAAAAGGTCGATGAGTTCATCGGATGTGATCGCCGTGCCGGCCGCCGTTGTAACGCCGAGTTCAGCGCCGCCCGTAGTATGGAAGATACCCGTGGGCTTTCCGGTTCCGTTACCGGTGATAAATGCCTCTTCCTCTTTGCTGCCGATGCGGCGGGCAAACTCTGTGCGGAAGTACCCCTCAAGGTCGAAAGCAGAATCGTTCAGAAGCTCCTCGGATACCTTGATCATGGTTGCGACCTTGTGCGCGCCGATAAGCTGCTGACCGAAAACGTCGTCGCTTTCGGGAATTGCGCCTTCCTCATCCACCCAGGATGCCGTACCCTTGGTGGAAACTACGGGAATCTTATGGTTGCCGGAAGAGGTGGTAAAGGTGTGCGCAAGGCTTCTCACCACATTTTCGCTTTCCAATGCCGTGATGAGGGTGTTTTCAAACTCATCGGGAACGAGATATCCGCCCTCGGAGTCTGTGCCAACCTGGAGGGCATTGCGGACTTCATAGGTGTCACGCTTTCTTGCGTGGTTCCAGAAGGCGTCCTTGTAAGCATCGGAAGCTCTGCCTGTTTTGGAGTCCACCTTGGTGGCTTCGGGCTTCTGCGTAATGGGAGTGCTGACAGGAGTGTTCATCTCACGCTCAAAGCCGTCAAGGCGCTCCTGGCGTTCGATCTCGTGACCGAGGTCAACGATCTCCTGTTCCATTTTTTCGTAGGTTGCGGTATCCTCCGCAGAGAGGACGCCGTTTTTGCGGTGGGAGTCGAGAAACGCTTTCGTCTGCTCCCAGGTCTTTGCACGCTGTGCGCGCAGTTCGTTGATTTTACTCATGGTAAAGTTCCTCCTTAAGGTTTAATAAGATTCAGTCTCTTTTCGAGATCGGAAACGGGTGTGCCAGCCGCTTTCTCAGGCTTGTGGCCTTTCACCTTGGAAAGCAGCGAATTGGTGACGGCACGGCGACTGAAGGTAAAGCTGTTTTCAGCAGAAGCAGAACCTTCCTCGGATTTGAACAGAAGGTCGTCGGCAAAGCCGAGCTCGATTGCTTTGTTTGCGTTCATCCAGGTTTCCGCATCCATCAGATGGGACAGCTTGGCACGGGACAGCCCTGTTTTGATTTCGTAAGCATTGATGATGCTTTCCTTGACTTCAGTAAGCATATCAATGGCTTTTTGCATCTCTTCGCTGTCACCGATGGCAATGGTGAGAGGATTGTGGATCATCATAAGTGCTGTGGGCGACATGAGAACCTTCGTACCTGCCATGGCAATGACGGATGCGGCTGACGCTGCGATACCGTCGATTTTGATGGTGACATTGCCTTTGTAATCCATCAGCATATTGTAAATTTGGGCGGCAGCCACACAGTCGCCGCCGGGTGAATTGATCCAAACAACAATGTCACCCTGTCCGGCGTTCAGATCGCTTTTGAACGCTTTCGGGGTTACATCATCATCGAACCAACTCTCATCGGCAATGGAGCCGCACAGATACAGGGTGCGGGAACCATCGTCGTTTTCGGTAAAGTTCCAAAACTTATTCACTTGTGTTTTCTTCCTCCTTATCGGAATTTGTTGTGTTTGCAAAAGCACCCGCATTTTTCATCGGGAGCATATTGCCGTTGATGAGATAAAGATCGCCGCCGTCTTCCGCCGGGATACGGTCAAGATTTTCCAGTTCCCGGATATCGTTTGCACTCATCCATCCGTTCTGTCTTGCGGTGGCATAGCCGCTCATACGGCTGGCATAATCGCCTCGGAGCAGACCTTCCAGATTGAATTTGAAGAAGTAGTCCTTCTTCTCCGCTTCTGAAAAAAGCGTTCTGGAAAGAGTCTGTTCCCAACGGATCACCCATGGCTCAAGCGTGTATTTGACAAATTCAAGCGACTGCTGTTCGATGTTTGAGAAGCTGGATTTTTCCAGGTCGCCCACCATGTGCGGAGGCACATGGAAGATACGGGCGATCTCATTGATCTGGAATTTGCGTGTTTCAAGAAACTGCGCCTGTTCCGGGGAGATAGCAATGGGCGTGTATTTCATGCCTTCCTCAAGCACCGCCACCTTGTTGGAATTACCGCTTCCGCCGAAAGTGGATTGCCAGCTTTCCCGCACACGTTGCGGGTCTTTAATGGTGCCGGGATGTTCCAGAACACCACCGGGCGCCGCCCCGTTGGCAAAGAATTTTGCTCCATATTCCTCGCAGGCGATAGCCATGCCGATAGCATTCTTCGCCATTGCAATAGGGCTGTAGCCTACAAGACCGTCAAATCCGAGTCCGGGTACATGAAGCACCTCGGACGGGTCAAGATACACGGCCGAGCCTTTCAGAGTAGGGGCATCTTCCTGCTGAGTGGTGTAGGTATAGTAGAGCTTTCCGTTTTTATCCCGGTTTACCTCCATACGGTTCGGCATCAGCGGATAGAGGGCAATGACCTCGCCCTTGCCGTTGCGGATGATCTGTGCGTAGGCATTGCCCCACAAAAGCAGGTGCGTCATAAGTGTTTCTCTGAACACAAAAGAACTCATCTCCGGGTTCGGTTCATCGTGGAGCAGACGGTACAGTGGATGACCGATCGCCTTTTCTTTTCCTCCATCCGGTGTGTACTTGTATAGGTGTAGCGGCAGTCCCGCCACAGCTTCCGCCAGAATACGGACACAGGAATAGACAGCCGTCATCTGCATGGCGGAGCGTTCTGTCACGGCTTTGCCGGAGGTCGTGGCGCCCATGAAAAAGCTGTAGCTTGACCCCGATGTGCGGTTTTGAGGCTTATCCCTGGAGCGGAACATCCCTTTGAAGATTCCCATATCACGAAACCTCCTTCAGTTTTTCTTTCAGTTCGGTAAAGAAATCCTTTCCTTTGATGGAAAGTCCCTTTGCCACTCTTTCTTCCTCAAAAGCAAAGCGAACCTCCAACTGCTCCACAGAGTAGTTTTTCAAGAAGGTTCGCCAGGTGTGTTTATCCATATATCGTAGCCGCTCCCACAGTTCCGGGAAGTGTCGGCGGAGTTTTCTCAGTTCCTCAAGGGATTGCAGCGGACAGCACCAGCAGGATACACGGTGGAAAATATCGTACAGCCCATCCCAATCAAACCCCCGTGCTTTGCAGTAGGCAAGGCAGTCAGCTTCGGTCATGCCCCATTCCACAAGCGGATAGCGGAATTCGTGTACCCGCTGCGGTTCGTCTGCGGCAATGCCGATGTACTGAACAAGGTCATATTCCTTTGAAATCTCCCTGAGATAACGGTCGATGATGCGTGTTTTCAGCATAGCCGTACACCAACGGTTATGGGGACCTGCCCAACTGAACCCGTGTCTGCCTTCCAGTTCGGGATTTCTCCTCTTGGGCATATGGTCGAAGAAGAGATATTCAAAACTTTTATCCGATTTCAGCCGCGTGACCGGGCGGCCGATATACTGTTCCAGCTTGTCAATGTGCCGGTACATGGCGTCAAATTCAAGCCCGGTATCACAGAATAAAATAATATCCACGGGCATTCCTTCTTCAAGCATCCGAAGAAGCATCGCCGTGGAGTCCTTGCCTCCCGACATGGAGACGATATGTTTTGTGCCTTTTTTCACTGTTTCACCTCGTTATATAAACAAAATGCCTCGGTCATCATATACCGAAGCACTGGTATCATTTCCACAGCGGATCGCACGGTCGAGTGCCATAATGGTGGCAATTGCGCCGTCGATTTTTTCTGTGGATTTTTCTTTGTCTGCCTTGATGTTCCCGGCAGGGTCAGTGCGGATGAAGATATTGTCCATCATCCATCGGAGAACAGGGTGTCCGCCGTGGGCAAGTTTCTGCTCCAAGGTCAGCTTCATGAGTTCTTTTGTCGGTGGTGACATATCCTTGAAACCCTGCCCGAAAGGAATGACTGTAAAGCCCATACCTTCGAGGTTCTGCACCATCTGCACAGCGCCCCAGCGGTCAAAAGCGATTTCTCGGATGTTATATCTTGTTCCGAGCTCTTCAATGAACTTCTCAATGAAGCCGTAATGCACCACATTGCCTTCGGTAGTTTGCAGATACCCCTGATGCTCCCAAAGGTCGTACATCACATGGTCACGCCGGACACGAAGGTCAATGTTATCCTCCGGTATCCAGAAGAACGGCAGGATGATGTATTTGTCATACTCGTCCTCCGGTGGGAACACCAGCACAAAGGCGGTAATATCCGTAGTGGAGGAAAGGTCAAGACCGCCGTAACATACACGCCCTTCCAGGCTTTCCGGGTCGAAGGCAAAGGAACAGGCGTCCCATTTGTCCATCGGCATCCATCGGACAGCCTGCTTGACCCACTGATTCAGGCGAAGCTGTCGGAAGGAGTTTTCCTCGCCGGGGTTCTGCTTTGCCGATTCACAAGCGGCTTTGACTTTGTCGATGCCGACCGTGATGCCGAGAGAAGGGTTGGCCTTCTTCCACACCTTGGGATCTGTCCAATCCTCGTCCTCCGATGCACCGTAGATTACGGGATAGAAAGTCGGATCGTGCTTGCGGCCGTCAATGATGTCCAGTGCCTTTTGGTGTGTTTCATAGCAGATTGACTGCGTGTCTGTTCCGGCTGTGGTGATGAGAAAATATAAAGGCTGCATTCTGGCATCGCCGGAGCCTTTGGTCATAACATCAAATAGCTTTCGGTTCGGCTGGGTGTGCAGTTCATCAAAAATAACGCCGTGGGTATTGAAGCCGTGCTTGTTGGCAACATCGGCGGACAGCACCTGGTAGAAGCTGTTTGTCGGCAGATAGGTCAGCCTTTTCTGCGACTCCTGAATTTTCACACGCTTGGCAAGCGCCGGACAGAGCCGAACCATATCCACCGCTACGTCAAACACGATCTTTGCCTGGTTTCGGTCGGCAGCACAGCCATAGACCTCGGCTCGTTCCTCACCGTCACCGCAGGTGAGAAGAAGTGCCACAGCGGCGGCAAGTTCGGATTTTCCTTGCTTTTTCGGTATTTCGATATATGCCGTGTTGAACTGTCGGTAGCCGTTTGGCTTGATCGTGCCGAACACATCGCGGATGATCTGTTCCTGCCAGTCAATCAGTTCAAAGGGCTTTCCCGCCCAAGTGCCTTTGGTATGGCACAGACTTTCGATAAACATGACCGCAAAATCTGCGGCGTCTTTATCGTAGTGGCTGTCCTTGGCTTTGAAGCGGGTCGGTTTGTAGGTTTTCAGCTTGCGCAAATGCGGTCACCTCCTAAAAATGGGTATAAAAAATAGCCGCCACTGTAATCAGCGCAACTGTCATAACGAGGAACAGAGCCTCTCGGCTCATGCTCCTGTGAATCTGTCTGTTTTTACTTTCTTGAAATGCACCAGGCAATAGCGTGTCCGTTGTCCTCGAAGGTCTTATCAGCCTTGTCAATAAGGTTCAGACGGCACTCAATGTCTCCGTAGCCTGTCTCTTCGGGAGTTTCAACAAACTCATAAATCTCTGCGGTGAAGCCGCCTTTCCAAAAGATGTCTGTAACGAAAACCTTATCGCCGTACTTGAGAACCGCACCGTAGGAAGCGGAAACCCTCATCTGCAGTTTTTCAATCGTTGTGAATTCCATTTTTGTGTCCTCCCTTATTTCTCGATCCTGAAAAGGAAATCGCCGTCATTGGAAACCTCAAAGTCGGTAACTGTGCAATCATCGTAGCAGTCGGGGATGTTCTTTATGCTGCCTTCGAAGTAGGTGGTGTCGAGTTTGCTGTTTGTCAATGTAACCGTTGCGTTGCGGTTGATGAGCTCGTAGAATTTGTAAAGTTTGATCATGGTGTTGTTCCTCCGTTCTTGATTGTGTCTGTATATTACCGTCATTTCGAGGATATATCCAGTCATTTCGGGATAATATACTAAACAATCATTCAGCACTGGAACTGTGTATATTACAGCGATTTATACGTTTTGCGTATGGCGGTGGATAGTATTGATGATCTGCTCCTGCTCGTCAGCTTTTACACCTATACTCTCCAAAGCCTCCCTCGTTCCGCAGTCGGGGCAAAAGAGGGTTTCATTGTCTGTGCGCGAGAGTGCCGGGGGTGCGGAATAAGGTTTTCCGCACCGTGGGCAGATTCGTATCCTTGCAATATTTTCATTCTTCATCTTTGTTCCTCCCTGAATTTATATAAGCGTTCATCAGAATCTGTCTGTCAAAGCCGAAGTCGGCATAGCCCTCAAGGCAGGTTCGCAGATAATAAGCAGATGGTATTCCGACCGATCTGTCCTCGTGCATAATATATACGAATACCCTCCGCTTACGGATTTTGCCGGAACGAATGCCTTTGATAGGAAGCATCATCTCCGTTTTGTAATAGAAGGTGGGGAATCCCTCATAACGGTCAAGGGCAGCTTCGTCCCTGGGTGTTACCTCCCAAACCGCAACAGGCACGGTCGAGTTTTCTTTCGGTTCAATGGTGAGGTAGGAGCCTGTCTTGCTCCCTTTGAATAAAAGCTCATAGTTCGGAACTTGCGATGTTCCGATAATTCTGGCAGACGGGCATCGCATCCTCATTTGCCGAACATTCAGATTGCTTCCGTATGCAATGTAGTATCGTTTTTCCATATTGGTTCCGTCCTTTCTTGAAGAACTTAGGTTAAGCGTCCTTCTACCACCTCAAGACCGCCGAAGCGGTCGTGGGCAGGGCATTTAACCTAAATCCTTCAAGCGGCTCTGCCGTTTCGGAAAGCGGCATCACCGTTAAGTCGGCGGGTCAAAAGTTCTCTTGCGGTTGCAAATTCCTCACCGATGAATCCGAGGCGGAGAAGCCAAGTCCGCATTGCGTATTTGGGGTTCTCGTTCTGCTGGGGCTTGGGGCTTGCGGTTCTTACCGTTTTTGCCATTTGGCTGAGTGCGAGGCAAAGCTGAATGTAGCTTTTAAGCTGTCCTGCGTGAAGTCCGTTCCGCTTGCCATCGGCGGGGGCATCGAATTGAAAAAGTCTGAACTCAACTGTGCCTTTGGTAAAGGTTGCGTGGAGGTTGAGCATATGGTATCGGCTGCCGTTGTAGTGCCGTGTTCTGCCGTAGTTCTCACCCTGGCTACCGTACCATGCATCCGCAAGCTGCGCCATTGTGCGAGGCTTTCTGCGGTTAACCGTTTCAAGGAAGCGTGGGTCAACCGTTTGACAGTAGTGGGTGATGCGGTTTCTGTCAAGGGCAAGGGCGTCTGTTAAAAGGTTCTCGTGGCTTGCCATGATGTTGGCAAGGTTGCGGAGGCTCTGCGGTGTGTGTCCGTTTGCCCCAATATGGATGTGAACGCCGCATCCTCTTGTTGCGTCGCTTTTTGCGCCCGCCTTGCGAAGCCTGCGGATCAGCTCCTGCAAGGTTTCCATGTCCTCGTATCGGAGGATCGGAGTCACCATTTCGCATTTCTCATCATCGGGTCCGCTTATGCTGACATCTTTTTGGAATTTTCACTCTCTGCCGTCTGTGTCCCAAGCCGACCAGGTGCAGTAACCGTTTCTGCCTGCGGTATTTTGGCTTCTGCCTGTGCCGAAGAATTCGGCGGCGAGCTTGGCAGCCTTTTGTCTCGTGATGCTGTTCATTTCAACCTCGACCCCGATGGTCTGCTTTTTCATTTCTGCGATTTGGTGCATGGTTCTTTCGTTCATTGTGTAATCCTCCGTTTAGGTGTTTTCCCCTTTGGGTAGCTGTATATTACCGTCATTTCGAGGATATATCCAGTCATTTTGCGATAATAAACTACACAATGATTTGAGCCGTGAATTGTGTATATTACAGCGATTTATCGGGAGAAAGGATTTCCAATATCATGAGTGAACCGTGCTTGAAGCCATCAATATAACCTTGGCAGATCTGTTCCGATTCGAGGGTGAAAAAATTGGAAACCAGCCGTTCCAAAACCTCTCTGTCTGCAGCAGACAGCTTTTCCTTAAGATATGTGATGTCCGCATCGATTTCACCGTTAAGTTCCACTAATTCGGATGTGCTCTGTCTGATTTCCCAGGGAACTAATTTACCCCAATAAAATTGTTTCAGCATCTCGTTACTCATCATCAGCCCCCCCCATCAACTTCTTTACAGAACTCTTCATCCAATTCTCGCTTGATTTTGAAAATCAGGTCTGACCAGGTATTCGGCAATTCGGAACCGATTTCTTTTACAGTTCTCTCATAAAATTCAACCAATTCAAGGAGAGTGACTTTCTCTCCTGATACGGATAAACTGTGTTCGGTAAAGCTGTAAATCTTAGGCATTTTCATTTTCCTCCGCTTTCTTTGGAGCTTTAAAAGCCGAAAAACCGCTCAAGTTTCGGAGCAGGATTTTTCGGTCGGCTTTGTATTCCGCGCCGATGAAGCCGAGCCGCAGGAGAAAACAGCGGAAAGCGTATTTTTCATTATCCACCGTTTTCTCCTTGGCGGTGATGCGTTTCTGATTCTTTGCCATATCGCAAAGGGCAGTTATGAAATGCATATACGCCTGCACCTCTTGCGGATCGGCATAAGGTCTGAACCAGGGAAAATCAATGCGGTCACCAAGCCTGTTTATGGGAAGTGTGTCTGCACCCAGTGCTTTCTTGATTAGACTGCCTTTGGAGTCCACGATGGCTTGAAGGTTTGCAAGTGCCTCGTCTGTGAACTCCGAAGCAGATAACTGAATGCTGATGCCGGAGGGGTCACCGATAACATTTTTCTGATCGGCGTCCTCTTCGATGTGGCTCTGATCGATGTTAAAGCCCTCATCATAGATGTGTTGGAGCAGCCTTTCGATTACCTCGCTGTCGGCACGGTCATCAAAGGAAAGACTGCCGTTTTTATCGACCGTGAAATAATCGATCTGATAGGCAAATGTCGGTGCGCCGCTGTAGTGTGCCGGACAGGCCAGCCATTTGGAAATGGTCTGTACCAGGCGTTTGCGTTCCGAACCTTGTGCGTTGATTGTGATTGTCATGGAAATGACCTCCTTATTTTTTGGTAGTCACATATTACCGTCAGGTGTGGAAAATAGCCAGTCATTTCGAGACAATATAGTACACAAAGATTCGGCGGCTTATCTGTCACAGTTTTGTGCCGCCCAGACAATGCCCGCCAGCACAAAGCATACGCATGGCAGCGCCACGCCGTTGCCCCACATCTTATATTCCGCAGAATCGGAATAGGGATTTTTCAGCCACTTGATGATCTGCGCCTGAGTTTTCGGCTTCGTGGATGTTCCCATAATCATTCGATGTGTTTCAAAAACCTCTGTCCAGAAGTCGATGTCACCGTAGGAGGGATTCTCTATGCCGAGGTCTGCGCACCACCAGTCGGGAAAGCCCTGGAGCCTGGCGCACTCAGTGAGAGTTAAGCGCCGCACGGTGTATCCGCTCTGCACAGCACCCGGACCTTTTGCTACGAGGGTCGGCTGAAGTTCCTCTGAAACAGATGGTGAGAATTTGGCGTTTTGCCCCTGGTTGAAGGTATCTCTGCCGATTCCGTAAGCTACGGCGGCAGGGTCTTTATAATCTCTCGCCATCAGCGTAGGAGATTGATCTTCCGTGGTCTGCATATACGAGCCGGTTGTCATGGCATACACCGCATGGCGGTCAACGGTATTCAGTGTGAAGCTGACATCCTCGTTCACGCCGTCACCCTGGGGACCGTTCTTTTCCTCTCGACCGATCATCGAGCCTTGCAGAATGTAGGTCTGCTGTTTGGTCGCCGCCTTGCAAAGCGTGCCGCTTTTGTCGCCAAGGGTTCTGACCTCGTCACGCTGATTCTGCGTAAATGGGATGGCTTCCACCACAGCAATGCCACCCTGGTTGCAGGAGGGGTTGCCGCCGTTGCCGTCCAGGGTTCGTGTGGTGTCTGCTTTATAAAATCCACTATTGGGATTATCGGATTTCATGGAGTTGGAATCCTTGGAGCAGATGCCGTAGGCTTCGAGAACGCAGTTGAAATTGTCCTTGTCAGGCATTCGCTGATTGCCGCCTGCATTCTGCTTGGTAAGGGTCGGAGCAATCTGACCGCCGTCCCAGGCACACGGTTCAAATAGCGTTTGGTCATTGTTGCAGGAGAGGGTTGCGGATTTATCCTCCTGGATAAGAGCACCCTTGCCGCCACCCTCACTCGTCCTCACAAGCTCCATATCCCTCGTTTCCGTGCAAGCACGAAAAGCTCGCTCATTTCGCTGCTCGTCCTCTCCCCAAAAAGTCTGACGACTTTTCGGGGATCCCATTTTGCGGATTTTCAGTACAAGCGGCACATTGTTTCCGCCTGTTCCCATGCGGGAAGTCAGCGTCTGCACATTGCCGTCCTCGGACAGCTTCACTCGGCTGTCGGTGGGATGGTTTTCAAGAGCAATTGCCGCAGGAACAACGCCTGCACGGAGCGTCGGAGAGCGTTCTTCCTCATAGCCGATCGACCTTGCTTTGGCAGAGTGTTCGGTACAGAATCCCGCCGCATCCAACACGCAGGGCGGATGGTGTGCTTCGGCACGAAGGGTACAGGTCACATCATCGGTAATGTCCATACGGTTTCCACCTTGATCATTGAGTACCACGCCGTTTCTGCCGGTACTCATGCCGCAGTTGATGCCGAGGGTTGCGGAAACATCTCCTGTTACATCGCCGTTGTAGCCATCAATGCCTGCCGCTCCAACGCTTTCTTCAGCACCTCCGGCAGTTTCTTGCCACGAGCGGAAGCCCTGCGGAGTATGCCCAGACAGGCCTTCTGACTCAAATAGTATTTTTCCGGCACTCCCGCCTGCAAAATCTGCGACAAGGTAGATGCGTTTTCTTCTTTGGGGAACTCCCCAATATTGCGCGTCCAGCACTCGCCAGGCAAGGGAGAAACCGTCTGCCAGGATTTCTCCTGCACACTGCCACTTGTCAGATTGAGGAACAGAAATCCCTTTGTCTTTGATTTTGCATAAAGCTTCGAGGACGCAGCGGAAGTCTTCGCCTTTGTTGGAGGAGAAAGCGCCGGGGACATTCTCCCACACGATGTATCTTGGATACTTGCCATCGGTGGCACACCTCATTTCTTTGATGATGCGGACGGCTTCATAAAAAAGGCTTGAACGCTCTCCGTCCAAGCCGTCACGCCTTCCGGCAACGCTCATGTCCTGGCAGGGCGAGCCAAAGGTGATAATATCCACGGGTTCGATCTTTCCGCCGTCCATTTTGGAAATATCGCCGTAGTGTTTTAGAAAAGGCATCCGTTTTGTCGTTACCCGAATAGGAAACGGCTCGATCTCCGATGCCCATACCGGGGGGATGCCGGAAATGAGCCCACCCGAAGGAAAACCCCCGGAGCCGTCAAAAAGGCTTCCGAGGGTCAATGATTTATTCAGCATTTGCGACCTCCTCATATTTGCAGGTCTTTCCGTCACGAAGAACGGTCACACCGTCCGATGAGCCGACTTGCTCTATGTAGCGGTTCACAATGACATCGCAAAACTTCTCGTCAAGTTCGATGGTTCGGCATATTCTGTCGGTTTGCTCACAGGCAATCAGCGTAGAGCCGGAACCTCCAAAGGGATCATGCACTACGGAATTTGCCATGCTGGAATTGCCGATGGGATATGCCAGGAGCGGTATTGGTTTCATAGTCGGATGGTCGCCGTTTTTCTTCGGTTTGTCAAATTCCCAGATGGTGGTTTCCTTTCTGCCTGTGTACCACTGGTGCTTGCCGTTCTTTTTCCATCCGAAGAGGACAGGTTCATGCATCCACTGATATGGAGAGCGCCCCAGCACAAGGGACTGCTTCTTCCAGATACAGCACCCGGATAAATAAAAACCCGCATCGGCAAAAGCCCTGCGGAAGTTCAGTCCCTCGGTATCTGCATGGAACACATAAATGCTTGCATCCGGCGCCATAACCGATTCCATATTCTTAAAAGCGGCAAGGAGAAATTCATAGAACTTATCGTCTGCCATATTGTCGTTCTTGATTTTGCCCGCCGAGCCTTCGTAGTTCACATTGTACGGAGGGTCGGTAATGACAAGGTTTGCCTTGACGCCATCCATCAAAGCGGTATAGGTTTCTTCCTTGGTGCTGTCGCCGCAGACGAGCCTGTGCCTGCCCAGCGTCCACACATCACCGGGTTTCGTGAAGGTCGGCTTCTGCAACTCGGCTTCCACATCGAAATCGTCCTCTTTGGCTTCATCTGCCGGAAAGAGCGATGCCAGTTCCTTTTCGTCAAAGCCGGTCATTCCGAGGTCAAAGCCCATTTCGGTGAGAGCTTCCAATTCCACGCGCAGGAGTTCCTCATCCCATCCGGCGTCCATTGCCATGCGGTTGTCGGCAATGATGTAGGCTTTCTTCTGCGCATCGGTAAGATGATCCGCAAAGACGCACGGCACCTCAGTGATGCCTTCCTCACGGGCAGCGGCAATTCTGCCGTGGCCTGCGATGACATTATAATCCCGGTCGATGATGACGGGATTGACAAAGCCGAACTCACGAAGCGAGGAGCGGAGTTTCTGTATCTGCGCCGGGGAATGCGTCCTGGCATTGTTTTGATAGGGTACCAGCTTTGCTATGGAAATGAGCTGCATTTCACTGGTCATTTTTCCTGCCATCAGAACAACCCCCATTCCGCAAACCTCTCAAAGCCGCCGACAGCATCAATGTATTTCTTTGCGATCTCCACGATCTCAGCATACGGTCTGCCATCCACGGTATCGTCCCCAATGGCACAGACAAGCTGCACGGGCTTTCCCGTTTCCTGTGCTTTGAGGAATGCGTAAATATTGACAGAGACATCCGCTTTGGAGAGGTCTTTGCCATGCAGACCTCCGCCTGTGACAGAATCCGCCATATCACTGCCCAGCTTGCGATTGGTCGCACCCGTGTCCACATCGGTGCCTCCCGTCCAGTCGCCCAGGGGATTGATTTCAGCGTCAGGATAGACCTCGCGAAGGTGCTGTTTTTTGGCGTTGCTCTGACAAAGAATCAGGCGGTCACCGTCCAGGATATACTTACCGTCGCAGGAATACACCCGATAGATGCCTCTTGCAATTTCAGAAAGCCTTTTCTGTTCTTCAGTCAGCGGCATTCCTTTGAAAATGCCGTTATCACCGCAGTGGAACCCGTCTGCCTGATTGTCAGACAGATGCTTATCCTGGCTTACAATGCAGATGTCCGGGAAAACGGCTCCTGCGATGCGTGTAATTGCTCTTGCAATTTCAGCCTTATCCAGAACTGCGGTCGTTTCAATGATCGCATGGCACACGCCATGTCCAATCAAGACCTCGACTGCGATTTTGGGATTTTCCTCGGCGGCATACGCCAGGTCTACGATTGCGCCCGCAATACGGTCTGCCACTTTATCCGGGTGTGAGGGATTTACTTTTTCAATCATGCTGTTATCCTTTCCGCGCCGTCAGCAGGCGCTCCATCAAATCGTCCTGTGGGTTTGCTCCGCTGTATTCGGTGGAGCAGTTCTCCTTGACGATCTGGTATATTTCGTTCCACAGGCGGTTTGCCTGGTTCATGTAATTGATGCCGATGTTGATAAAGGGAGACGGGATCGGTTTTCCCGTGGTGGGGTGTTTGGAGAGGTATCCCAGGGTGCTGGTCATTTCCTCACACTGAATCCATCGGGCGGCGCACATGGCGTATCGCTCCAAAAGCTGCGGAGATACCACGGCTGTGCATCCGATGGTTTTCAGCCAGTTCCAGGTTTCCTCATAGACTTCCTTTGCCTGAAGCTGACCGCCGTCACGCTGGGTAGCGGAGAGGAAATCGTGGGGCTTGGGCATATCCACTCCACTTACATCGGGAATGTCGAGAACCTTGAGCGTTCTGCCGCCCGGATTGCCGCTCTCCACCTTGTCGGTGAGGGCTTTTTTCTTTCGTCCTGCGCCCGGTCTGGCGCCGCCCTGACCGCCTGTGTTATTCGATTTTGTCGGCACTCTTTCACCGTCCTTTCGTGGTTGAAAATTTCACAATTTTGGAGTATAATAGTTCCAAAGAGAAAAGAGGGACAACCAATGAAGATAAATTTCAAAAAGGTATTAGGAATAAGCGCTGGCATACTTACAGTAGCCGTATCAATTTTGGCCGTTCTTGGTGACAAAGATGATTTTGCTGATTTTCTAAAAAACGCCACCGATGATGAACTTGACACCGAACGTGAAAAGGTTAGGCTTGATTATTGCAATCCAAACCTTGATGAAGAGTACCGCATCAGTTGTCATAATAAGTTGAGAGCGTTCGATAATGAAATGAGCAAAAGAGCCTGGGGAGATGAAAAACCTCACGCCCCAAGTTACCACAGAGAACATGGCTGGTATTTGCCTAACGATGATTGATAAACACTCAAACCGTCACAGAAATGTGGCGGTTTTTAATTACCCTTTTGAATTTGCCTTTTTTGCACACGAAGTCCCGGGCCGCTGCGCAGGATAAATGATCCCAGAGATTTGAACCGCCCCCCGGGTCAGTCGTCAAAGCTGTGGGGCGACCTCGTTCCAAGGAGTCCGTGGGATTTCATATGACAGGAACGGCAGAGGGAGATGAGATTGCTTCTGTCGTGTGTTCCGCCGTCAGAAAGTGGCAGCTTGTGATGCACCTCTTCGGCGAGCTTGTAGATGTTTCGCTTCAAACATTCCTCGCACAGAGGATGCTCACGGATATGGCGATCACGGATTCGCTTCCACGCTCTGCCGTACCGTTTCTTGGTTTCCGGGTCACGGCGGTAGTGGTTGTATTCGTAGTTGGCCGCCTTTTTGTGCGCCGAGCAGTAAAGCTCACCGTCATCGGCAAGGTTCGGACAGCCGGTCATACGGCACGGCCGTTTGGGTTTTGTTGGCATGGGTTCACCTCCTTCAGGGCATAAAGAAAGCCCCAGGGGATTGCTCCCTTGAGGCGTTCCATATTTTCTTCGCATTATAATGATATCACAGGGCGGTACTCTCATTCTATACATTTAACTCTTATGTTGCAGAATGGTCTCCACTTCCTTGAGTGCTTCATCATGCATCCTGTATGTGTGCTGAATGCTGTAGCTTAAATCCACGGCAATCTGCTCCCAGGTGATGAAGCAAAGGTATCGCTTTTCCAAAAGGGTCTGATGCTCCGGACTCGGAACCGCCTTTATAACGCTCATAATCTCACGCTTTAAATCCACAAGGGATTCAATATCCCGCTTTAGTTCGTCCTGCAAGTCTACGATTTTGCATACAGTATCCGCCATTCTGGAACCGCCACGATTGGGATTTTTCGGCATATCCGAAAGAGTGGCGGTACAGCTTGTTGCTAAGTCATTGAGAGAAGCAATCTGCTGAATTTTTGAGTTGATGCGGTTATCCAGAAACCGTGCCTGCAGTAAATACTCTTTTGCGGTCATATTCGCACCTCCGAAATTTTATGGTCCTCGGATTGGCACGGATTGTCTTGGGACAAAGTCCGTATTGTCATCAGATTTTCAAGTCCGCTTTTACGGCATCGATCAGTGCCGTCTGGGTATGCTCCTTTTTGGAGAGGGCTCTCATGATGCGGTTGTCAATAGTACCCTTCGTGACGATATGCTGTACCACCACGGTTTCGGAGTTCTGTCCCTGTCGCCATAGACGGGCAACGGTCTGCTGATACAGTTCCAAACTCCAAGTCAGACCAAACCACACAAGGGTAGAGCCGCCGGACTGGAGATTTAAACCGTGTCCTGCCGACGCCGGGTGAATAAGTGCCACGGGAATCTGACCGCTGTTCCATCTGCGAATGCTGTCGGAGTCATCCAGACGGGAAAATGGTATGTGCAGTTTTTTCAGCCGCTCGGATATACGGGTGAGGTCATGTTTGAACCAATATGCCACCAGAATAGGCTTGCCGTTTGCTGCTTCGATGATATCCTCCAGAGCATCCAACTTACGGTCATGGATTTGGATAACCTCACCGCTATCATCATAAATCGCACCGCTTGCCATTTGCGACAGCTTGCCAGAGAGGGATGCTGCGTTGGCGGCTGTGATTTCACCGTCCTCCAGAGTCAGCACCAGTTCCTGCTTCAGTTCTGCGTAATGTTTCTGCTCATCCTCGGAAAGCTGAACCGTGTATTCGCTGTTGATCAGTTCCGGCATCTGCAGGTGGTCGGTGGATTTCATGGAAATGGTGATGTCGGAAATCTGCCTGTAGATGGCGTCCTCGGCATACGGCAGCGGTTTGTAGGAGTAGATGATCTGTCCGTTGCGTTTATTCGGCATGAAATAGTCGGTGCGGTATTTGGTGATGAATCTGCCCAGACGCTGACCCATGTCCAGGATGCGGAACTCTGCCCACAGATCCATCAGTCCATTGGAAGCGGGAGTGCCGGTCAATCCAACAATGCGGTTGACCTTGGGTCTGACCTTCAGCATTGACTTGAACCGCTTCGTGTTGTGGTTCTTGAAGGAAGACAGTTCGTCAATCACGATCATATCGAAGGTGAACGGGATGCCGCTTTCCTCAACAAGCCACTGGACATTTTCTCGGTTGATGATGTAAATGTCAGCGGGTTTCATAAATGCCGCACGGCGCTGTGTTTCAGTGCCGACAGCCACGGAGCAGATGAGGTTCTGAAGGTGATCCCACTTATCGACTTCCGCCGTCCATGTGTCCCGTGCCACACGCAGCGGTGCAATCACCAGAACCCGGTGTACCTCGAAACTGTCAAACAGAAGATTGCTGATAGCTGTGAGGGTGATGCTTGTTTTGCCAAGGCCCATGTCCAGAAAGACGGTGGCAACGGGATGGGTCTCGATGTAGTCGATGGCGTATGCCTGGTAGTCATGCGGTGCGTATCTCATCAAGAATCCCTCCGATCTGCTCTTCGTTGTCCAGGACGTAGACCCGAAACCCCAACCTACGCAAAAGCGTGTGGCGGGAGGTTTGCAAAGCCCGTGGCTTTTTCCCTGGGGCCTTTACTTCCACAAAAGCCATACGGCCACTGGGCAAAAGTACGATTCTGTCCGGCATCCCATCAAATCCTGGAGAAACGAACTTCGGACAGATGCCACCCTGCTTTTTTACCATCAGCGTTAATTTTTGCTCGATTGCTCTTTCTCTCATAATACTTGTTCCATATCCTTTCTTCGCTATGGCGCAAGGTGTATCAATGTCATTTACTAAACTCTTTCTTATGGTTTTTTCTTTGAAATTTTCCCTTAAGAGACTTTTTATATTTGACCTTGATACACCTTGTCATAGCTTCGGTTAATTCAGAAATTCCTCAAAATCCCCGTCATCTGTTTTCAGCTTCAAACCCTTAAAATATCGCTTGCGGTTCAGCACCAAACGCTCAAATCCAGCGTTCTCCAAAGCAAGATAATAATCAGCGGTACTGCGCACATACTCATTGCAATCAACGCAGTAGTTACGGTATGCCTGGTAAAGAGTACCGGAACTTTCCTTCAGACCGTCACCAATCTCGCACTTTTCAGCCAGGAAGTTTCCGAACCAGTCGTTCTGATTGCGGTAGTCATCAATGGCTATCTGCACGATAGCGGGAACAGGAAATTTGTAGCCCAGATCAATGACCTTCTTGGCACCCTCGATAATCCAGGCAAGAATGCTCTCGGCAGCGTTCTGATACAGGTAGTCGCCGTAATTTTTGATGTCGCTCTTGCCCTCGATCTTGGCATTGAACGGGATAACGATAAGGCGGCGCCAGGTACCGTCATCGGAAGCACTGACTCTGGGGAGATGGTTGGTATACAGCACCAAGCTGTGGCTCGGAGAGAAGCTGAAGGGGTCCTTGTACTTCTTTTCCGCAAAAATGTCATCCACAGAGCAGAGCTGCTTCACGGTGGAATCGTTTAGCCGAGCGCCTTCCTGCATCTCGGCGGCAATGAGTAGACGCTTGCCCTTGATCTCGGCCATTTCCGGCTTCACATTGCGACGGCATCCGAAGGTCAGTGTGTCGGCAGAGATATTGCCGCTGTACAGACCCAGGACACGGGACACGGAGTTCCAGAAGGTGGACTTACCATTGCGACCACAGCCGTATGCGATAATGAGGGCTTCGACCTCAACCTTGCCAACGGCGGCAAGACCGCAGATTATCTGCACATAGTCGATGAGTGCCTGGTCGCCACAGAAAATGGTGTCCAGACAGTCGAGCCATATCTGTTTGCCGCGATCGCCGGGAGAAACAGTAGTAGTCTTGGTGATGAAGTCCTCCGGCGAATGCTCCCTTGCACCTGCCATACCAAGGCGGAGGTCATAGGTGGCATCCGGGGTGCAGAGTAAGAATGGGTTAGCGTCCAGATCCTGCGGAGTGATTTCCAACATGGGGCGGGACTCTTTCAGCGTTGCGGTGATGTTCTAGGAAGCACGGCGCTGAATGACATAGGACTGATATGCCTTTGCAGCGAGGAAGGATTTATAGGCTTCCATCTGCTCCTCGCTCATCATGCCCTCGGCCTTGGCTTTACTGTTGTTGTCCAAAATGTCCTGTGCGCCGCAAGCCTTGAGGGTGGCAAGGGCGGCAAGCATATCCGCAGACGCTTCATTTAACTGGCGGCTGGTCAGTTCGTGTGCAACAGCCTGCGCACCGGGTTCGGTTTCCTGCCAGTACCGACCGTTGTAACGGATGTAGTGGGTCGCCGGAGAATAACGCAGTTCACCAGAGAAGTGTTTTGCCAGAACCTCTGCCTGTCCGACATCGGAGAAATCGTCCGGTTTATAAGACGTATCATCGCCCCATAATTCGGGCGGAACATATCCGTCCTGCTGCTGAACCTTGGCATAGAACTTCTGGGCGGAGTGCCAGATGGTCATCAGTTCCTGCTGTTCCAAAGGAGGGGTACATTTTTCTGCTTCTTCCATAAAGCACTGGAACGCGGTGTCGTTGTCGCCATACTTTTTGATGACGCGACCGGCAAAGCGGGACATGGTAGCATTACGGCTGCCTTCGGGAATGAACTGTGTGCCGCCGTGGGAACCACCAGGCATATCCGCATCAAAATCCTCTGCGGACAGATACTCGCTTAAGGTCATCTCACCAGGGTACAGTTCGACCTCTGGGTTCGCCGTTCCGAAGAAGAAACGGGCGGCATCCAGAGCCTTGGTATCGAAATACGGGAAAATGATGTTGACCAGTTTCTTCATTTCGCTGTATGCTGCAGCATCCGTCATGTACTCAATGGGAAACAGCACATGAAACTTGGGACGAGCGGGTTTGCCGTTCTTCTCACGCATATGAAAGCGGCTGTAGTGAACGGCAAAGGTAATGCCGGGAAAAGCAGCCTGGACATCAGCCGGAGTGACCCAATCAGCGGGGTTCTCGGAGTGGTCATTGTCGCAGTCCACGGGCAGGCAGTCCGAGCCGAGGAAGTTATCGCCGTTGCGGTAATTGTTCATGTACTCGGCGCAGACATAGTCGCGGCTGACCGCATCCGCAAAGTTAGCGGAGTCGGTCACCTCGAACTTGTGGGGATAGGAGCAGTTGCTTGGGGCATTGATGAAATCCGCACTATACAGAGTGAACATCAGTCATGCACCTCCTTGGCACCGTCCTCCAGGGCTTTTGTGATAAACTTGAGCGCACGGATCATGGTCTCAAGTTCGCAGTCACCGCCGAGGAAAAGTTCAAAACCCTCATCGCCATCGCGTCCCAGAGGATTGATGCGAATATCGGTAGAACCCATATCCTCAATGCGGATGTAGGTGCGGCTGCCGTGACCGCTGTCGCCACCCTGGAATCCGTTGGTGCCTGCTTCGACTTCCAGGACATTGGCACTATAAATTTCTCTGGTGTAGGTAGTGATTTCCTTACCGTACACTCTTCTGGTTCCTTCAGTTATTGCAAACATGGTGTACCTCCTCGCAGGTTTCAGTAAAATAACGCAAGCGGTAATTTTTCCACTTGGCACGGTTGATCTCTGCTTCCATTCCGGCAGAGATGTGGCTGCCAAACACCCAGACCTCGGAGCATTTGCTCATGAGGGCGTTGCTGAAGAACAGACCAATCTGCCGTTCCTTGGGGTTGGCATCATTCAGAAATTGTGGAAACAACAGATGCGGTGCAATAGGGATGTAGCCCTTTTCCACCGCAAAGCGGCTGTATTCCTGAGCGGCCTTGACGTTCTTCTCAATCTCTCCGGCATAGGGAGAGCAGATATACACGATAGGCCGAAAGGCACGAAGCGCCCGTTCCTCTTTTTCTACAGTGGACATAGCTTCGTATGCGGTAGGGTCGTAATAACCCTCGCTGTTGAATTTATCTACACTCATACAGGACTCCTTTCACGATGGGCTTCACCGCCATCTCGACTACCCACTGGAGGTGAAAGCCCATCTTGGCTGAAAAATAATCAGTCTTTTTTATAAAAATCGGTTTCATAGCCATCGGCACGAAGCTGCAGCCCTTCTGCCCAGGGTGGGGTTCTGCCCATCTGGTCGCAGACTGCCTGCAAGGACATCCGCCGATCCGCTTCGATGACCACTTCATCGTGAATGTGCATCACAATGGAACAGCAACGGAGGGTCTGCATTGCATAGCAGAGGATATCTCTTGCAGTTGCCTGGATGATGTTTTCCACGAACTTGGGACCGTAGCTGTCGAGCCGCTCCCACTTTTTGGTGCTGCCGACGCCTTCGTAGGTAATACAGTCACCACCGAACTTATTAGTGCCGACCTTGGGCTTCACATAGGAAAGCTGTCTGCCGGACGGAAGCGTGATAAAAAGCATCCCGCTCCTGCAGGAGAACTCAATGCCGTGGGTTTCATTGGTGTGCTTGTAGCGGACAGCCTCCATAGCGGCGCGGTCAACATCCCACCACAGCTTTGTAATGTTGGGATTGGCCTGCCGCCACGCATCCACCAGAGGTGGCAGTTCCTCTTCTGAAAGGCCCATCTCCAAAGCACCCATCGCTTTGAGCGCACCGACAGATCCACCGTAACCGAGAGCCAATTCTGCAATTTTGCCTTTTTGCCGAAGGTGTCCGTTGATGCCGTGCTTTTCCACGGGAACGCCGAACATCTGGGAAGCGGAAGCACAGTAGATGTCCTTGCCTTCGACAAAAACCTTCTGCCGCCATTCTTCTCCGGCAAGCCACGCAATCACACGGGCTTCGATAGCAGAAAAGTCCGCCACAATCAGCTTGCGGTCACCCTGGGGGACGAATGCGGTGCGGATAAGCTGTGACAGAGTATCCGGCACAGCTTCGTAGAGCATCTCCAGAGCATCGAAGTCACCGCAGCGAACAAGCCCACGGGCTTCTGCCAGATCCTCCAAGTGGTTCTGGGGCAGATTCTGTATCTGAATGATGCGTCCTGCCCATCGACCTGTGCGGTTGGCACCGTAAAACTGGAACATACCTCTGGCACGGCCATCGGCGCAAACAGCGGTCTCCATTGCCTGGTACTTTTTCACCGAGGATTTGGCAAGCTGCTGACGGAGGGTTAACACCTTCTGTAATTCCGGCGGTGCAGTTTTCAGCATTTCCGCCACAGCTTTTTTGCCAAGGGTATCGGTTTCCATACCGTTGTCCGAAAGCCACTGTTTCATCTGCTGCACAGAGTTGGGGTTCTCCAGATCGGTCAAGTCTTTCATTGCCTGGGTTAGTTCGGAGCGGGATCTGCCATCCATCTGAATAGCCTGCTGTACCAATTCCATATCCAGGGCAACACCACGGTCATTGATTTCCTGGTCGATGTGGTATTCATCCCATACGCTGTCCGGCACGGGATATTTGGCAAGCCGAGCCTGGATGGACATCTCGGTTTCCACATCGCGGATGTTATATTTCTTGAAAGCCAGCCATTTGTCTGGGGCATGAGCCGGAAGGTTGCGGGTACGCTGCCCGTTGGTCTTGGTAGGCGCACAGGGCTGACAGAAATATTTGATGAGGTCTTTGCCTTCGGTCAATTTCTGCTTTTCAAGGCCAAGCACCGAGCCGACACCTTCCAGAGAAAGCGGCAACCCCATTGTTGCAGCCCACACCATAGAGCATTTCCAGGAATCCGGCTCCAGGTAGTCGCCAGTGGGATAGCACAGGTGCCGAGACAAGCAGATGCGTTCAAAGTTTGCATTGAATGCCCACTTGGTTACGGAATCGTCCTCCAGAGCGGCAACAATGTCGGCGGGGATCTGTTCTCCGCAGGCAAGGTCGACCAGTTGCACGGGACCTCCGTCCACGCTGTAGGAAAACAGCAAAATTTCAAATAAGGGTGACTCTACATAGCGGTACACACCAGTTTTCGCAAGGGGCTGATCGCTGTAGGTCTCGATATCGATTGAGAGAGTTTTCATATCATTGTCCTTTCAACGGAAATAAGGGCGGCAGAGAATGCTCCCCGCCGCCCCGTTGGTGCGTTAGTCCACCTTTGTGGCGGATTCCTTGGTTTTCTTGGATTCCTTGCGCTTACGGATCTTGTCCTTCACCCAACTTACCGCAGATGCGATGATGACGATGATTTCAGCGATAAATACGCCGGTCATGGCTCCGAAGCAGGTGTAAAGCATCAGTTCCTGAAATTCAGTCATGGTCGCACCTCCATTAAGCCAGGAAATCGTCATCCGCATCGGTTGCGAAATCGGACTCGGCACTTGCCTTACCACCCAGAGGTTCACCGGCACGGATGAACTGCAGGTTATTCAAACCGCAGGCGATACCCTTGTTACCGTTGGAGTTGAAGGCATACAGATTAATGCTTGCACGGCCGTACACACCGGAGTAGACCTCGGAGCGGGTCAGCACAGGATTGCGGTCAGCATCCACGATGCCGGGAGCGGTAGCAGAGTTGGCGTTGATGAAGTAGGCGTTGGCATAGGCGGGATCATCGGGTCTCTCGATATCGCCGTCGCGCAGAGGGGTCTTGATGGCTGCGAGGGGCGGTACGCTCTTGCTGTTGCCCTTCAACTTGGACTGACCCTCCTGGTAGGCAGCTTCGATTGCCGCCTTGATCTTTGCAACCGTCTTGGTGTCGGACTTGGGGATGATGAGGCTGACACTGTACTTGGGAGTGCCACCGTTGATGCTCTTAGGTTCCCAGACATTGGCGTAAGACCAACGGGTGTCGGGACCGGTGATGACCTTCATAGGGTTGTTGACTCTGGTTGTGTTAGTAGACATATTAAAATTCCTCCATAAAATCATTTTTTGCGGTATTCATTGTTGGACGTTTATCGCTCGACCGCACGAGCGTGGGTTTGCCTTGCGGCTTTTCAATGTAGGGAGCGAGAAGTTCCTCAAAGCGGGTTTTGCCGAGCATCTTCTGCATTGCAGTGATGCCGAGGACTTTCCGCTCATAGGGATCGAAGCCTGCGTTCTCCACGGTGGCGGCGACAACAGCATCGCTTACGTACTTGCGGTTGGAACGGCCTTCGACCAATTTCCATCCGATCCAGTCCTTGCCGCTGATAGCCTGTTGAAGGGCGTATTCCTTCACATCGGATGCCCAGGCAGTCAGTGCATCGACCTTGCCTAGAATGTCGGCAATTTCCTCATCATCGAGGAGAGCCGGTGCTTCAAAGTCGTAGCGGGCAAGAGCAAGATTCGCTTCGGCGCGTTCTCTGCATTCAGCCTTTGCCTTGCAGAATCGGCACCACTCGCCGCAGTGGAAGTCGCCTTGACCCTCATAGGCCAGTTTCGCTTTCTGGGTCAGATCGGTATCTGCCCATTGAAGCAGATCGGCCTTTTCCATCTCGTACACGCTGACATTTGCCTTCCGGGGTTGGAAGATGGTCATGCGGACGGTATCGATGTCGTAGATGTCATCGAAGATTTCCAAGGCACCCAGGGCATACAGCATCATCTGGGGATTTGCCACGGCGCTGACCTCGACGCCCTTGCCATGTTTGTAATCGCAGATGTTCATCACACCGTCAGCGATAACGATGCAGTCGGCAGTGCCAAAGCCGTCCTGAACCCAACGGGAGAAGTTCACCCGCTGTTCAATCATGACCACAGGGTCAGTGCAGGTCTGCTTTGCCGTTTCCAGAAGTTCTACCACATAGGCGGCATATCCGGCGGCACATTCCTCCATCTCCTCGTTGTACCAGGAGAGATTTTCGATGGGGTCTTCCGTGGGCATCCCCAGGGCCTGCTTCAGACGAAACTCGCAGAGGGTGTGGGCATCGGTGCCCTCGGCAGCATAGTCACTGCCTTTGTCCTCGTAGTTCTCGCAAAGCCGAGCAGAAGGCGGACAGTTGAGCCACCTTTCGGAAGAGGATGCTGACAGAACAGCGTGTTTATTTGCCATTGGTCAGCACCTCCGCATCGGCAAGCAGCGCCTTGTAGTGGGCGGGGTCGATCTGGGATAGCTTGGCAGCACCATACTTCTGGAGGAGAGAGCGGATCTCTGCGGTATGACCCTGGCGGGACTTATCTGCGAGAACGGCTCTGACCTGTTCCAAAGTCAGTGCGGGTTCGGCGGGAGCAGTCGGTTCTGCATCTCCTACACCGCTGAACATCTCTGCAAGCCAGTTGGCGGCATCGTTAATAGCGGCAGCAGCAGTGCGCAGCTCTTCAATGGTCGCAGCCATATCGCTCATTTTGCTCATCCTGTTTTCCTCCTTCCGTAGATTGACTTTGAATCAGCGCCAGCTTCATAGCCAGTCGCTTTGACACCACGCTGATGGCCGTGAGAACTTCGATAAGTTCCTGGTCGGTGCCGGTGCCGTGTTTCTTCTGGGCTTCGTACATTCTGTTCACCTCCTTGGAAGGAGCGGTGTGTTTTGCTCTTTCCACTACCCACTGGAGGTGAGATGCACCTTTGGCCGAAAAATCTGTAAAAAAAGTTTTTGCCCTTCAGCCGAGCGACTGAAGGGCGGGAATATCAGATATACATACCAAGCTGTTCACGGAGAATGCGGAGCAACTTGTCTCTGCGGTAAGTGTAGGTGTTGCGGGAAACGCCCAGAGCGGAAGCGATGTCCCTCTCGGATTTTCCTTCCATAATCAGTTCGCAGATACGGCGGCCTTCGGGGTCGAGTTCCTGCAACTTCTGATACAGGGCGCAGAGCAGTTCACGATCCTCCATGATGGACTGTGCGTTGGGGGCATCGTCCGGCAGGTCATCCGCCCAACTTTTTTGGTTGCCCTCGCCGTCCTCAACGGTGTAATCCAGAGAGAGGTTATCTCCGGCGGCTCGGAACTCACAGGCAAAGCAGTCGCCATCGCACATCCAGGTCTTAGACTTCGGACACATACACTGGCCGTGCGTCTGAGCTCGCTTGCGAGTTGCCCAAATATCACGATAGTAGGCATAATACTGCTCTTCAGTCACTTCCACCCATGTTTTGAGGCGGTGAATATAGACCTTGAACTCACGGGTTGGCTTTTGATTGACTTCTCTTTTCATAAAAAATTCCTCCATGTTCGGTAATTCCGAAACGGAGGAAGGTCAACGCCATTGCAAATGGGCACAAAAAGCAAACCGCAGTCCAAACGAATCTCTCCGCTTCGGATTGCAGCAACCCGCTCAATAGGCGCTGTGTTTATTAACTTGTCCGCCATTCACTGTTGAGCCATTGTAGATCAGACAATGCGATGGATAGCGGATGCGAAACGCCAAATTCATCTTTGCGATGATTTTTTTTGCGAACGCAAACACAAAATCAGCGAAAAGGGTTGAAATTTTCACAATTATGTGGTATAATGTAATTTATAATGGGAACTTGTCCGCTTGTCCTTTCGCAGAAACCGTCGTGTTTGCCGATTTCTGCTAATATTATATAAAAAAAGCCGCCCACCCATTTGACATGGGAGGACGTCATTGGACATAAATGTACAAATTAATTTTTGAGGAAGGAGCCGTTCTATGAATTTCAGCGATTTTGCAAAGATGCTGTATCCACACATCGGTAAGGGTCAGGAAATTCCTTCGTATGTTCTGTCTTTGATCGATATGGTCATGGAAGATCCTTCTAATGAGTTGGATATTACCGCCAGTGAAAATGATACCTACAACCCCTTATCTTCCTTAGCACAAATTTACTAAATAAGATCTATAACGGAGAGCGAAATATCAGTAAGAAAAACGCATCTATTATCTGCAATCATTTCTCAACGACCAAATTGGTGGATGCCATACACGTGCTGCCTTTTGATGCCCAAAGTCAGCTTTGCGCTTCTTTGGCAGAAAAGAGTGTCGTAACCACTGAAGACACTGTAGATGAGCGTTGTGCCGAAATTTGCACACAAATTTTACATAGTCTGGCAGCCGGGGTATCGGGTGTAAAGATAATTCCCGATACGCATGTTGCAGAGGCAGGCGAAAAGATGAAAGGTGTGCCGGTTGCTACGGCATACATCCAGGATGGGAAAGTACATATTGACGGTATCACAATTGAACTTCCGCAGCAGTTGCAGCCGCCAACAGATATTGCGCCGCATGAACTGCCATATATCGAACAGCTTTTACGAGCCTATGCTGATGCGTTAAATAAGAATTCCATCTCCAGTAGCGAAGTGGATACGCTCCCAAAACGGTACCGCATTGATTTTGCCGATCAGCGAAAAGCATATTACAGTGCAGACAATGTACATCGCTCCGCAAGAGAAGTATTTGAAAATGGCGAATCTATGTTTCAAGACCTAAAAGATGATGCTTATGAGGGTATTAAGCCGACTTTCTGGAAGAACTATGAACACGGTTATGCCCGCTTGATTGCAGTTTTGGAGAAAATAACAAATACAACTTTGGATAAATCTGATTTATCAAAAGTTAGAGGACTTGTCAGTAATCTTGAGAAAAAAGGCGTTTGTCACATTCTTGTAAATGACGGTACGATTGAATCGTGGGTGTTCGATGATGAAACTGTTTAATAGCTCATTCGAGGTATCCTTGCGGGCGCTTCTGTTACTGTCGATAGCAGAGGGCGAAAACATGACACTTGATCGCATTGTTGCCTATGATTTCATTACAATCTACAGCAGGCATTTTGGTATTGAAAATACCAATCTTCATGGAGATAACGACTATGGGTTCAGTGAACTGTCTATTCGCCGGTCAGCTCTTCAGGAAGCATTAAAAACTCTGGTCTTAGATAGGCTTGTGAAAGCAGTTCGTCAAAGTGAGGGAT